CTTCATCTCAGCGACCGGCACAATGTTGATGCTGCTCAGGAACGCCGAGGATTCTTGCACGCGGGTCATGATGGTTTGCGTGACGGACGGTTCAACGCTGAATTTCTTATCCAGGTCACCGGTATCGACGCCGTTCAGCTCGGCGATACGGCTTAGAAACTTGTTAAATTGAAAGCGGGTTTTCTGACGCATGGTTTTATCCTGTTGGTTATCTTGTTCGGTGCGGTTTAGCAGTCTGTCAGCACGTCGTTTTGACCACTGCCACCCGTTGCCGCCGGGCGCTGACTGAAACTCTCGGTCGTGGAAAGCTGCTGTTTCAGGGCGGTAAATGCCGTTGCGCCGGAGTCCACCTGCTGCTTGAGATCGGCGACCTGTTGGGTCAACGTGGTTTCAAGCTGGCTAAAGCGCTGCTCGGTGCCCTGTACCTGCTCGGCGACAGTCATCACCGCGCCTTCCATTTCGCTAAAGCGCGCATCATCAGTGACCTGCTTGCGGCTAAACATGGCCTTCACACGGGCGGCAAAGGTCTGCTCCGGATCGGCGACCTCTTCAAACTCAATCAGTGCTTCAATGGCAGCGGTGAAAACATTGGCCGGGTCAGCCTTACGGGCGGCCAGCGGGTTATGTTGGGCGGTGCGGCTGAAAGCCAGCATTTCAGTGCCCAGGCTGGCCGGGTCGTCGGTTACGGCCAGGCCGATCAGGTAGCTGCTGCCGGTCTTGGCAAAGTTGCGGCCGATTTCCATTGAGGTGTAAACCTTCTGGCTCTTGCCAATCATCGCCACCAGTTCAGCGGTCGGCGACAACTTGGCATACAGCGCCCATTTGCCGTGCAAACGCGGTTCGTCTGGATCGTCAATCTGTTCGGCCTTCAGCTCGATCACGTCGCCATAACGGCGAAAATCACTGTCTGGCAAAATCCCCTTGATGTGCTCCAGGTTGATGCGGGCCCCGTACACCTTCGGGTTATAGCTGCTGCCCATCTGTTGAATATCGTTGGCGTCAATTTCGCGACCGTCGCAGGTGTCACCCTCCATGCCGATGCGAAACCACTTTGAAACTTTCTTTGCCATGTGAACGGCTCTCCGATTGTTGAGTTCGGGGCCAGTGTGCGGATAACAGCGAGCAGGCTCAACGCGTTGCAGTTGGAAGATCGTAGACACAACAGGGACTTAAGGCGGGCTGCAACGGGCTTACGTAGCCTTGGCAGCATGAATACAACACCGACAACAACTATCATCAGCGATCCACGCCGCCAAGCGGCCTTGCTTTATTGGCAGGGCTTCTCTGTGCGCCAAATTGCCGAAACGCTACACGCCAAGGCACCGACCGTGCAGAGCTGGAAGCTGCGCGACAAGTGGGACGCTATCGCGCCCATTTCCCGCGTTGAGCAAAGCATGGAAGCACGGTTGATACAGCTCATCATGAAGACCCACAAGGAGGGGATCGACTTTAAAGAGATTGACCTGTTGGGCCGCCAGATTGAACGGCTGGCACGGGTGAACCGCTACGCCCACAGCGGCAATGAGGCAGATTTAAACCCTAACGTTGCTAATCGTAACAAGGGGGAGCGTAAACCCGTAGAACGTAACCTGTTCAGTGAGTCGGCCATTGAGAAACTCAGCAGCATCTTTATGGAGACCACCTTCGATTATCAAATGGGGTGGTATCGCGCCGGGCGGCAACACCGTATCCGTAACATCCTCAAGTCACGCCAAATCGGGGCCACGTTCTTCTTTGCCCGTGAGGCGCTGTTGGATGCGCTGACCACCGGGCGCAATCAAATCTTCCTGTCGGCCAGCAAGGCCCAGGCGCATGTCTTCCGCAATTACATCATTGATTTTGCGCGCCTGGTCGAGGTTGACCTGAAAGGCGATCCGATGGTGTTACCGAACGGCGCACGGCTGATGTTCCTCGGCACCAACGTGCGTACCGCGCAGAGTTACACCGGTAATCTGTACCTGGATGAATACTTTTGGATCCCCAAGTTCCAGGAACTGCGCAAGGTCGCCAGCGGCATGTCGCTGCACAAGAAATGGCGCACTACCTATTTTTCTACGCCGTCCAGCCTGGCGCACTCCGCTTATCCGTTCTGGTCGGGGGAACTGTTCAACAAAGGCCGCCGCAGCAAGAACGATCACATTCAGCTCGACCTCAGTCACAGCCATCTATCGAAAGGCGTGCTGTGTGAGGATGGGCAGTGGCGACAGATTGTCACGGTCGAAGATGCGCTGACCGGCGGTTGTAACCTGTTCGACCTCAATCAACTCACGCTCGAATACAGCCCGTCTGAATATCAGAACCTGTTGATGTGCGAATTTGTGGACGATAGCGCCTCGGTGTTCCCGTTCGTCGAGTTGCAAAGCTGCATGGTGGATACGCTGGAAGAGTGGGAAGACGTCAATCCGTATGCGGTGCGGCCCTTTGGTTATCGCCCGGTGTGGATTGGTTACGACCCGTCAGAAGCCAATGGCGGCGACAGTGCCGGGTGTGCGGTCATCGCCCCACCGATGGTGGCCGGGGGCAAGTTCCGCGTATTGGAGCGCCACCAATGGCAGGGTATGAACTTTGCCGACCAGGCGCAGAAAATCAAAGACCTCACCGATAAATACTGCGTGGAATACATCGGTATCGATGCGACCACCGTCGGGCAAGGGGTGTTCCAGTTGGTGCGAGAGTTCTTCCCCGCCGCCCGTGAAATCAAATACACCCCGGAAATCAAGACCGCCATGGTGCTGAAGGCCAAAGACACCATTGGACGCGGCTGTCTGGAATACGACACCAGCCACACGGATATCACCGCCTCGTTTATGGCGATCCGCAAAACCATGACCGCCAGCGGTGCGCGTTCGACTTACACCGCCAGCCGCAGTGAAGAAGCCAGCCATGCCGATCTGGCCTGGGCCATCATGCACGCCCTGTTAAACGAACCACTGACCGCCGGTAGCGGCCACAGCAGCCCGAATATTTTGGAGTTTTACTGATGAGCAAGCGCAAAGGCCGTAAGGCAATGACTACCACCACGCAACCCGCCGCCCCGCAGAACATGGAGGCGTTTACCTTTGGGGAGCCATCACCGGTGATGGAGAAACGTGAAATCCTGGATCACCTTGAGTGTTGCGGTAACGGCAAATGGTACGAGCCGCCAATCAGCTTTGACGGACTGGCGCGCAGTATGCGGGCCGCCGTACACCACAGTTCGCCTATGTTTGTGAAGCGCAATATTCTGGCCTCTACCTTCATTCCGCACCCGCTATTAAGCCAGCAGGAGTTTAGCCGCTATGCGCTGGATTACCTGGTGTTTGGTAACGCGTTCCTGGAACTGCGCAAGAACCAGCTCGGTGAACCGATGCGCCTACAGTGTTCCCCGGCTAAATACACTCGCCGGGGCGTAGAACCGGATACGTACTGGTTTGTGCAGGATTGGAAGGAGCCGCACCAGTTCGCACCAGGCAGCGTGTTTCATCTGATTGAACCCGATGTTAACCAGGAACTGTATGGCCTACCGGAATACTTAAGCGCACTTAACTCCGCATGGCTTAACGAAGCAGCCACCCTATTCCGCCGCAAGTATTACCAGAACGGTGCACACGCCGGTTACATCCTGTATATGACCGATGCAGCGCAGAGCACCAGTGACGTAGACCGGATGCGTCAGGCGATGCGCGATACCAAAGGGCTAGGTAACTTCCGTAACCTGTTTATGTACGCGCCGAACGGTAAGCCCGATGGCATCAAGATTTTGCCGTTGAGTGAAGTCGCCACCAAAGATGACTTTTTCAATATCAAGAACTCCAGCCGGGACGACTTGTTGAGCGCGCACCGTGTGCCACCGCAGATGATGGGGATCATCCCGAATAATACCGGAGGGTTTGGGGATGTGGAGAAGGCTGCACAGGTGTTTGTGCGGAATGAGTTGATGCCGTTGCAAGAGAGAGTGAAAGAAATAAATAGCTGGTTAGGCTTTAACTTAATCAATTTTACCCCGTATAGATTTTGATAATGAAGGCAGGCATGCAAAAACCTGCCATCATTTACATTAAGGCCTGTAACTAAAGTTAATAATATCCCCAAGCGTTGAATAATCGGAAATTTTAAGCGGATCCTCTTCAATCTCGGTCATTATTTCTTTTAAGCGCCCCCATGCCTTAAATGGTTTATCGGCTTTATGGGCTGGCCTATTACCTGGCCAAAGTACATCCTCCATAGTATCGGCAACAACGTATATATTATTCGCATTCCCAACAGCTTGTTCAATTTTAGCATTTGCTTTATAAGGATGAATTGGGCTAACTTCAGCCAAATTAGCTAAATCAATATCTTTTTGATCTCTATCATGGATCACCTTATACGGCAATCCAAGACTTGTCATAACTTTTGCTATTGCACTAATCGTCCATTTTCCTCCACAAGATACAATAGTTGTCTCACTATGGAGGCTACCAACAACATTAAATACATTTACTAGTCTCTCTGCCTCACTGAACATTGCAACTTCAGTATCCCCTTCAACTAAAATACTTCTTTTCGCAAAAAATGCCTCGCATACAGTTGGGTGATAATCCAATGCAGCTCTTAATCGAGCCTTTTCATCTTCTATAAATGGATCACTCTCAAGCTGAACTATAACAGGAGGCTGTGTTGACTCTTTCTTCAAAACCACAAGTGAACGTGGGTTATTTGCTACATTAACAAGGTAGGGTGAGTGAGTTGTGATAGCAACTTGCCAAGAGTGACTGTTTGATATACTTTCTAAAACTTTTTTTAATTTTCGCATCAGATGAGGGTGGATAAATAATTCCGGTTCCTCATAAAGTAAAACCACTGATCGGTTGTTAATATTTCCATCGCCACCATCCACACCTAAAGAATCATG